GGTAACTTCAATCATGATTAATTCCTTTCAATTTGCATTGTTTAAAGTAACGCTAGTCTGCCCCATATACTTTCCTGAGCAACACCCTCATAACAGATCTAGTCATCACTTAGGCACGTAGTCGACTCCGCCGTCTCGAGTAACTGGTTTAACTTCTTCTGCGAAAGCATTGTCGTCAATGCCGGTATCACCTGAGTTAATTGATTCCCATAACGTAAAAGATACAATGAAGTATCTACCGTTTAACATATATACATTTTCATAGTCGTAGTAATTTGTTTCGCAAGAGCATTTACGTTTACTTGCTATTGGGATATAGTTAGATAGTAGCCAATCAACGTCCTCAGGGGCTAAGCTATTGCATGATTCTATTTCAGAAATAATAGTTTTTACGTCCATATATATTTTCTCTATAACACTATTTGAATTTCTCGTACAATTCAGACCATATTAATAATTTCTTCCACAAACAATTATTAAATTGGTACATACTCTGTAATCGTTACCTGCTTTTCAAGGCGCTGCTTTTTCAGTAACTTCAATCATGATTAAATCCTTTCAATTTGCGTTCTCTTTAATATACTCAATAACCATTTTTTCAGCCTCTAGTGGCAGATGGCTTAATATCTGCCCAACTGTCTGCTGTTTGTAATGGCCGCCTAAATAAATTGCCTTAGCCAGCTCATTTGTGACTAACAGCATTAATTCACAGAATTCTTCTGAAGCATACAACTCACCAATTGCCTCATCTGCGATATCCACCAGTTCATCATCAGCTAGCCGTTCTTTAATTACTTCTTGATTCCTTTCAAGCAAGTCGTCTGCATCCTGTTCTGCGTCTATTTGTGCCATCAAATCCCAATATCCGTGAGGTTCAGGATTAGTAACATTTATATCTCTTGAAGCAACATATTTCATATTTAACTCCTTTAGTTTTATTTAAATTCAAAAACTAAAGCCCACTAATCAGCGGGCTTGGGTTTTTAAACTCAGATGTATTGCCCGTCTTTCCGAGCTGTCACTCTTTTAGCCACTCAGTATGTGGTTTCTGCTAGAATTGAATTTCCACAAACAACCTAGCAAATAGAGGTAAAAATATGTCTATGAAAATTTCAGGGTTAGATAATCCTTCAAAGAAATTAAATAAAATTAAAAAGTCTGCTGAAAAGATACATGGAAATCATTCAGTGCCAATTACTGAGTTCTTCAATAATGAATTTATGTGTAAGTAATCAAAATTTAAGTCATTTGGCGAGTTTGCGGATAAAAGCGGATTCGATTTTTCAGATATAGAATCCATTAATGACGCAGAGCTTGACGCCTTTATATGTAAAAAGACTTCATTCAGCTCTTGGGAAGAGATGAAGTCTACAGCTGCTAAGGATTGGGCTTTAAAACAACTTGAATTTTAAATTCATATAATTCACTTAATAAGTTATTGAGCTGGTTTAATTGGACTTGAATCCGATTGACTAGCTCATCTAGTTCAGCCAAGTTATCAACTGAAACTGAAAAAGTTATTTTTCCCATGATTTTTACTCCTTATAAAATGCGCTGCGATTTTTAAACTCGTTAGCGTGTTTGTATATCTAAGTATTTGTACATTCAGATATATGTCAAAGTTGGTGTTTGAAGTCGTTCTCCTTTCATAAAGTTCTTTGGATTTTTAGACTTATCTGTCTGTAAGCGTTACCGGCTTACTGGTTTTGTTCTGGCCGCCCGCGAGGGCTTAACGGCTTGCCAGCAAGCTCCTTAACTTGCCTCGGGCTTTTATATCCCGCTGCCCTGAGCCGATGCGGTGAAGCGTTTTGCTTCGATGGGTATATATTATCTAATAGATAATATATAAGCAATAAAAAAGGATATAAAGTATAGCAATTAATATTACCTTATTGTATCTAAAAAATATTTATTTTTTGTATATTCAGAATTTTTGTTATTTAAAGGCAACAAAAAAGCCACAACCGAAGTTGTGGCTCGATTGAGCTAATCTTTAGTAAAGAAGTTGGTATTATTATGCTACGTCATCTTTATGGTCGCGAAGATATTCAGCTTCAGCTACGTCATCTGCAAAGTCAAGTATGAGTTGTATGTTGCTATTTCTCTTTTCATTACATACATCAACATCAGTCTTTAATTGAAAGCAATCACCAACAATTTGTTGTCGTCTTTGCGTAAATGACTTAATAAAGAATTCAATAGGTGTATCTGGATTATCCAAATCACCCCAAAGCGCAAGTTGTTTCCCATTTATTTTTTCTTTTACAGCATGCATTGCTCGATATCTTTTACCTGATGGTGAGGTTCTGATTTCTTCACGCATTACTTGAGTAATACTTTTTGCTGCTATTTGAATTTCATCCTGAATATTTGGTTTATACTTACCATTAGAAATTGCCCAACCGGCCAAATCGTGCGGATCTATAATTCCATCTTTAATTCCTTTCTCTTCTAAATATTCTTCAATAATTTTCTTTATTTCTTTTGATTTCGCAGACATTTAAATTTCCTCATTGACAAATCCCCACCCATCGTAAGTGGAGCCATTTAAAATAAAATTTCTCACTGGAACTAGGAATTTCCTCATTAGATGAAATTTCTGTGTCCTGTGTTGTAGCTGCCCAACCACAAGTCCTGCATGAATGTTTAATACTCCTGCAAAAGCTGTAATCTTTCTTTCGGCGAAAGCATAAGGACCAACCCGTAAAAGATATTTTTCTAGCTTGTCTTGTGGTACACAAAAATCTGCTGCAACAGAATTGGCGATTTTTTCAGCCTCAGGAAGATCATCTGAATCTATTCCAACATTCTCATCTATAACCGGTGTGATTTTTCCATCACCGCGTAATACGTGCTCTAATTCATGCCTTAATGTAAACCAAAAATTGTCAATGCGGTCATATCTGGTTGTAATCCCTATTACAGGGGTTTTATCATCTAACCAAAAACATACTGCGTCTAATTTTGAGTTAGGTAATGTTTCTACGATAACAAATCTGATCCCACTATCAGATAAAATTTTTGGTACATGTCTAATTTCTTCTGGAGACAATAATAAAGCAGATAGTTTATCAATAGCCGATTGTGCTGCATGAATAGTAAATTTACCTGTAGTAATTTGTGTTTTAGCAAGGTTGCGAACTTTGTATAACCAAGCTAAGTTTGTTGGTGATACAGGCGAATTGTAAGAAGAAATATTTTGCTTAGCTGAAAAACTAAAATCTTTTGCCTTAGATAAATCATCAACACAGCAAAAATTTTTTAATAAATCTTCAAGTTCATCTACATTCTCTGCTGTTTTAATCCATCCACGTTTAATCATTTCTTTAATCGGGAACAGTGAATAAAGTTTTGCTCTTCGTTTTACGTCTTCTGTTTTATTTTCTGCAACTTTTGACAATTGATAAATTGATTGTAAATTTAACCACGTTTCAGCTGAAATATTTAAAGCACCTTCTAATTGCGTAGCTGTTTCTGGTGAAATCCCAGATTTCCCAGTAATAATCTGATTGACCATTCTTAGTGGGCGTCCCATGATTTCAGCTAAATCATTTTGAGTCCAGTTTCGGGCTTCTAACTCAACTCTTAGGATTTCACCTGGAGGAAATGGTGCCGCTATCTTTTTTCCCATTTTATCTTCCTAACTACCAATTTTGTTTATTCCTAAAATTTCAATTAAATCATCTGATTGAAAATTTAAATCCAGCTTCCAAGTCTCATTTGATGGTAAGAAATAATAGGACGAAGAATCCGACACGCTGGTAAGTTTCATAAAAAAAGCATTTTCAACGTCTATTTTATTTTTAACTGCAAAAAGATAATTTACTTTCATCCTAAAATTTTGAATAGCTAGCAAATTAATTTCGGTCTTGTAGTCAATTTCTTCAAATAGCCGTTGGCATTGTAAATTTTTAAATATTACTTTCATGCCGATTCTTTCATTAAGAATTCATTATATTGAAATTTATACTATGTGTAAATCTATATTTTATGAATTTTATATTATATAAATCATAAACATATTTATAAGTAACTTTACTGGGCAAGAACAGACCACCAAAAAACACGTCCTATAACATTGATGTCTTCCATATTTACTTCTTCGTCGTCATATTCTAGTGAATTAAAACTCTGAATTAATACTTTATTGCCCGGGCGTTTTTTTAAAATCTTCACACGAAGTAATCCATCGTGATTTATGGCGTAAATTTTGCCATCTTTTATGAATTTATCTCCTTTATTAATTCCAATAGTTGTACCGTCTGGAATAACAGGTTCCATACTATTGCCATCTGAAGTGACACACACAACATTCTCTGGGCTAATACTGTGCTTTTTTAATGTAGAACGCGCAAATCTCAGTCTGTACCCATTGTAATCTTCAATATCCTCAGAAAATCCATTACCCGCTGACAAACATATTTCTTTATAAAACGGAACTTCCACTTCATCCTCCCCTATAGGTGTTGAATTGTCCCAAGGTTCCATAGTGCCTAAATAAACTGCATTGGATTCGGCTTTTTTCCGATGTTCTTGGCTCATCCAACCTTTTGGCTTGTTCATTGCTTCTTCTAGTTTGGATGCCATTATGGAGCCTATATTTTTTGCTTTCCCATTCTGGACAGGTGTGCGGTTAATTATTTGATACAAATAGCTTGGTTGTTTATATCCAGCCCTTTTTGCTAGCTCTGTTACACCTCCTGCCTCTTTAACTAATAAATTCAGGTTTTCAAGTCTAATTTCTGATGTAAGTTTCATATTGTTCATCAAATTATCAATTAGATAATAATTTACCTTAAAAGAAATAAAAGACACAATTGTCAATAGATAACAAATTAGATAAAATAAAATTATCTAATAGGAAATATATTCTTAAAAAGGTAATTAAATGGATTTGAAAACTTATCTGGAATCCAAGCCTAGAGGAGAAGCTAAGCGATTAGCGGATGCAATTAAAGATCATCCTTCTAATATTTCGTTATGGAAATCGGGAAAAAAGCCAGTTCCACCTTATAAATGTTCGTTGATGCAGCTAGTGACAAATGGTGCCGTAACAAGAAAAGATTTGCGCCCTTTTGATTACCAAAAACACTGGCCGGAGCTGGAGGATGCCCACGATGACAATTAAAGCAACTCAAATTTATCTGCAAGATGGTCAATCTGAGGTTGATTTGAAATTCAATGATGAATGGTGCCAGCTCAAGGAGCTGATTCTCGCCGGCAGGAAAGAGGAGGCGCATAAATTATTGGATGTGCTAAGTGAAATATACCGAAACCGTCCGACTGAGTTGGTTGAGGCGTTAGAAGTGGAGATGGGTTTGCGATGAATGGTAATAAAAAAAAGCCCATGGAACTGGGCTTTCGGGGAACGGCTGATTTAGCAGTCGTTCAATTCTTTAAATAACTACAGAAACTACAGGTGCAATTATGACTTCAGTAGCAAATCTTGTCAATGATAACTCTTTAAAAATAGGCGATATTATCGGGGATGTTACATGTGCCTACAATCCGCGTCTGAAACGTATATGTAAGGGCGACATTAAGGCTGGGCTGGTTTTAAACCAATTGCATTATTGGTGGCAGTACTGTTCTAGTACGGCAAAGGGTTTTTATAAGTCTGTTAAGGAATTGGCTGGTGAGCTGGATTTAAGTGAATATGCGGTACGTAAGTCTATTAAGTTGCTGGAAAGCCTTGGCTATATCCGGCGCAAGATTAAGAAGCTTGAGCATAGAACTTATTATTTGATTGATGAGGCTGCGATTAAAAAGGCGGCTGAGTGTTTTGATGCTGTTAAAGCTGACAAGCCTAAATATCGTGTATTTACGGGTGTGCTTGGTCGCTTTTGCTGTGGTGGGAAATATGACATTTCCCGAATGACGACATGTCGCAGTTCGGGAGTGGTGACATGTGACAATTCGGGAGTGTTGACATGTCAACACTCGGGAGTTGCGACATGTGACAGTTCGTATAAGGAAGAGATTTATACAAAGAATTATTCAGAGAATTATTCAGAGAATTATTCAGAGAATTATTCAGAGAATTATTCAGAGAATTATTCAGAGAATTATTCAGAGAATTATTCAGAGAATTATTCAGAGAATTATTCAGAGATAGAGTGCCACCGCGATTCTGAGGATTTTGAGTTAATCCCAGATGGTGAACATTCAGAATCGAATGATGATAATGCTGATGATGGTGGTGTGGTGTATGCGCCAATAGGGCTGCATAAGAAATGTGGCTGGTGTGAAAACTGGGTAATGCCGGATGAATATCTGGATTATGCGGCAGCTAAGGGGCTTGTTGGGTCTGCGCTGAATATTGAGATTGAGAAGTTTGTGAATTACTGGCTATCTGGTGATGCTAGGGATTCCAAGAAGCGCAACTGGGAAGCTACTTGGCGCAACTGGGTTTTAAAGTGGCTGGAGTACGGTGCTGGCAGGATGGGTGCCAATAAACGCCGGAATGAATGGGATTGTACTAATGCGCGCTATGTGGAGGTAAAGCCGAATCTGCGGGTGTATGGGGTAGATGTTGGCGGGCGCAGGGTGTTTGTTTCTGTTCTTGGAACAACTGGGGAATGGAACGCGCCGAAATGGGAAGAGGTAGGCACTAGTTCAAGCGCTAATGAGTTGTTTATGGAAACTGTGCGTCTGTGGAATGGAGCTGATTATGGACGCTAGGGAGGTATCGCAGTTGCTGGCTGATAAGGCGTTGAGTGTGTCTGAGTATCTGCTCCCCAATGGCAGGAAAAATGGCAATGAGTGGTGCTGTGGCTCGGTTAATGGGGAGGAGGGGCAATCGCTTAAGGTGCATTTATGCGGCAGTAAGGCTGGTGTCTGGAAAGATTTCAGTGATCAGGACAAGGGTGGTGATTTGCTGGATTTATGGGCTGCGTGCAGGGGGTTAAGCTTTGTTGATGCGCTTAAGGATGCCTGTAGGTGGCTGGGGGTTGAGTTTGCTCCTAAGTTTTCGGTTGCCAGTAAGAAGTCATTTACGCGCCCGTCTGTACGTTTGGGGGCGGTGATTGAGCCGCAGGCGAATGGTTATTTTGACAGGCGGCGCATTAATGGCAGTACGCTTAAGGCTTACTGTGTAGCCAATCATGACAGGGAAATTGCTTTTCCGTTAATGGTTGATGGTGCTGTTTATAACGTTAAGTATCTGACGCCACGGCGTAAGAGGGATGAGAAAAACCGCTGGCGGCAGGAATCAAACTGTGAGCCGTGTTTGTTTGGCTGGCAGGTTATTACGCCTGATGATGATAAGGTTGTGATTACTGAGGGTGAAATTGATGCGCTGAGTGTTTTTCAGTGTGGGGTAAAGGCTTTGTCGATGCCTAGTGGTGCGAAGAATCTGGAGTGGATTGAGTACGACTGGGAGCGGTTGCAGCAGTTCAGGGTGATTTATCTGGCTTTGGATAATGATGACGCGGGACAGCTGGCTACGATGGAGGTGTTGCAACGGCTTGGTGAACACCGGTGCAAGTTGATTGATTGGGGCGATTTTAAAGATGCTAATGAGTGCCTGTGTAAGGCTGGTGAAGCTGGGGTTCTGGATGCAATAGTTGGTGCTGAGTATAAGAAGCCGGAGGATTTGAAAAACGCGATTGAGTATGCGGAAATTCTGTTTCAGGATTTTAATGGGCTACTTGATACGGCCACGGGCAATACTACGCCATTTGCTGGGATGAAAGATTTTAAGTTTGGTATGGATCAGTTGACGGTATGGACTGGTTACAGTGGCCACGGTAAAAGCCAGCTATTGGGGTATTGTATGTGTGAGATGATTCTGAGGCAAAAGGAACGTATTTGTTTGTTTTCGGGGGAGATGAAGCCTTATAAGGTGTTAAATCGTATGGTTAGGCAGGTATGTGGAAAGCTGCGTCCTGATCAGGATGATTTGACTGATGCGTTGAATTTGTTGTCTGGGGGGATGAATATCAATGGTGAGCGTTGTACGGAAGAGAATGGTAATGAATCAGGCGGGCTGTGGATATATGACGTGAATGGTGCAGCCAGTCTGGAGCGGATGCTTAATGTTTTTAAGTATGCGAAGCAACGATATAACTGCCGGCATTTTGTTATTGATAGTTTGATGATGTTGGGGGTAGCTGAGAGTGATGTGGACCGGCAGAAGAAGATTGCGGAGATGCTGCGGGATTTTAAATCGCAAAACAATATTCATATTCATTTGGTTGCGCACCCGCGTAAGCCTGACAATGGTGATGAATCTAAGCCGCCAAATAAGCATGATGTGAGGGGATCGGCGGGGATTACTGATCTTGCTGATAATGTTCTGGTTGTATGGCGGAATGGTGAGGCGACGGGCTACGGGGCAGATCCGGATGCTAAGCTTATTTGTCAAAAGCAACGTGATTCGGGCTATCAGCCTGTGGTTAATTTGTTTTTTGACCGTGAAAGCTGCCAGTACCATGAGCGCGAAAGGGAGGCAATCAGTATGATTACTGGTGAAAGAGTTCGGGTGGATTTTAAGTCGCCATACGCGCGATGATGATGCGATATTCTGGGGAAGTGAAGTTTTAAAGGGTTGTTTGATGATGAGTAAAATTGAGATTGATACTGCTGTAGATGTGCTGACTGCGTATGAGCGAACTATGGCAGACCGGAAGCGGCAGGGGCATTGTCTGAGTGCTGAATGGCGTTACGGGAGAGATAGGGTAATCAGGGATTATGCTTTTGATGGTGTGCACTATAAGCCTGAGGTGTTTGTGTTGGTAAGATGTGCGTTGTTGTTACTGGCGCAAAACAATCGGGAAGCGTTTAATGTGCTTAATATTGAGTATGGGCGCAAAAGTCCTTATTTTAAGCGCCGTTCAATTTCTGCACGTCATCGCGCTATGGTTAATAGGACGACATGGGCTGAACAGGTGGAAAGGGCTTTGGTGCTGTTTTGGGCGTATATGCAAAAATGTGATGGTTTTGATAAATTTTTTTACAATTTACCCTTGCGCATGGCTTGAATATTTAGTATATTTCTAGTTAACAATTAGTTAATGCTTTTTAGTGCCGGTGGCAGCTTTGCTGCACCCAATTGAAAGGTACTAACATTGTTCTCCTTTTTAGTTGATACACTTACTATTTCATCTTTTACCCGCCTGCTCCTTGGCGGGTTTTTTATTGTGGATTCTGTATTTTAATTTGTTAGTACTAAGTAATAAGCCAGCTTAACCGCTGGCTTTTGTATTTTAGCAATCTAATTGTTCTTCATTAATATCTAGAGCAGTGGCAAGTCTGGTGGTGGGTTTTTCTGAAGCTTCCAGCTTTAGATAGGCGGGTTGTGACATGCCAAGCTTTTCAGCGCATTCTGATTGTGTTAATTTCAGATATTCGCGCCATGCTTGAGCTGGTGGGTATTGTTTGTCGAACAATAAATCTACCAGTTCACTAGGCACGCCATCAGCAAGATTAATTTTAGATGGGTTAGTTAACTGTAAGTATTTATCATAAGGAACTAGGACATATTCAGGTTTGCCAAATCGATTATTTATAATCTGATAATTAAAAGGTTTTATTCCAGATTGAACTGCCTCTCAAAGTTGCACACGAAATTTGCAGTATAAAAGACTGAGTTGTAAATTAAACTCAGTCTTTTATTTTGATTAGATTAAAAATACTTCTTTCTAATCCATAATGCTACATTGACCAGCAAGATAAGCACAGGGACTTCAACTAGTGGTCCTATCACTGCTGCAAAGGCAACCGGCGATGCTAAACCAAAAGCGACAATAGCCACAGCAATAGCTAATTCAAAGTTATTGCTGGCTGCTGTAAAGGACATGGCGGTTACTTTAGGGTAGCTTTCATTGGCAAATTTACCCATCACAAAACTTAAAACAAACATTACAATAAAGTAGATTGTTAGTGGAATAGCAATTCGAATAGCATCTAAAGGTAGTTTAACCACTTCATTACCTTTTAAGCTAAACATAGCCACAATAGTAAATAGTAACGCAATTAATGTAATAGGGCTGATTTTGGGTAAAAATTTATTTTGATACCAATCATCTCCTTTTACTTTTCGTAAAAAGTAACGAGTTAAAAAACCTGCTAAAAAGGGTATGCCTAAATAGATAAGAACAGCTTCAGCAATAGTGCTAAAACTTACATTAATCACACTTCCTGCTAAACCAAATAAAGGCGGTAAGTAAGAAAGATAAAACCATGCAAAGACACTAAAAAATAGGATTTGGAAGATAGAGTTAAAGGCAACCAGTACGGCAACATACTGGTTATCACCATCAGCTAATTGATTCCAAACCAGCACCATAGCAATACAACGCGCAAGACCAATTAAAATAACACCTGTCATATACTCTGGATAATCATGCAAAAAAATTATCGCCAATATAAACATTAATGCAGGGCCAATTAACCAATTCAGTATTAATGATAAAGCTAATATTTTTTTATCTTGAAGAATTTTAGGTAGCTCTTCATAACGCACTTTTGCCAGTGGTGGATACATCATTAAAATAAGGCCAATAGCAATAGGTATATTAGTAGAACCAACAGATAATCCATTAAGCTTATCTGGTAAGGATGTAAATACCGTACCTAAGATAATACCTAATGTCATTGCAGCAAAGATCCATAGAGTTAGGTAACGGTCTAAAAAAGACAGTTTTTTAGTAAGTGTGGGCATTGCGTTTTTTTTACCTCTTCAGTGGAGACGATACTAAATATAGCCGTCATAGTTAAACAACACTTGATAATTGCCAACTTTTAGCCTGTAACTATACTGGTGATTGCTAAGTTGCTTAATAGTTTTAGGTTGGTAGATTATCTTATTCATAAGTATATTATAAGAGATATATGTAAGTTATTTATGCTTGTTATTGAGATTTAATAGATTGAATTGAGATAAGTCCACAATCGCATTATGGGCTGCTAAGCCAACTTAACTATTGAAGTTATGGTTCATCTGTTAGCTGTGGTGGGTGAAGAGCTTAAAATTACATGTCATCGTCTATAATATTTAATAAGCCAGCTTAACCGCTGGCTTTTGTATTTTAGCAATTAAGATTAGGCAATGCTAATTTCAAGGTGTTTGCCTAATTGGTTTAACGCGGAGTTAATTGTATCGATTTTGGTTGAGTGATTGAGGTTTGTTAGTCGCTGCACGTCTTGAGGTCGTGTAAGTAAACGTCTAGCCAGTTCTGCATTAGAAACATTTTGTTTGATCATTTCATTAAGTAGAAGTGCTTTTGCAGCAACGCTTAGAGGTAAGGTAATTAATTCCTCACCTTTTTGTTTTTTTGATGGTAATGGTACTTGGCGATGGTTTTCAAAATAGAATTCCATGGCGGTTAATAACGCATCAGCGGCCATATCACGAGCATCTTCAAGAGTATCGCCGCAGGTTAACGCTTCGGGGATATCACGAAACGTTACCGTATAGCTATTATCATCGTGGGTTATTAAAGCTGGGTATTGCATAGTTGTATTTACTTTAAAGATTTAAAGATTTTTTTCAAATGAAGCAAAGCTTGCGATAGAAGCCCTCATAAGGAGGGCTATTACTACAATCCCAATTGTTTTTTTATTGCTTTAACCAGACCTGTTGGGATTTCTTTACTTGGATGTCTGGGTAATGTTGATTGCTTACTTAGCGTAGTAAAGTTTTAAATGTTTTGTGCCATCTTTAACTTGCACCCCTTGAGCTATCAATCAGCGTAAAAACTCACTTTGTTTCATTTCCTTATTATTAATTAAACATGAATTAATAATAAACAAAAATGTTTATTATTGTAAGTGCTTTTATAAACAATTTTGTTTATTTGCATGAGTGGGCTAGTAATATGAAGTTAACAGTTAAATCTAGCAGACTAAAACCTGCGGGTTGTAACAGTAGGCTTTCATCTCCGAGACTATGCAAGGGTAAAGCTGGTGCATGGGGACGTGGGCGTGGTGGGCGGCCTTGGCGTCGCTTACGTGAGGCTGTGTTGTTAAGGGACAAATACACGTGCCAGCACTGTGGGCATGTTGGTGTTGAGGGGATGGAAGTAGACCACATTATAAACAAGGCGTCTGGTGGTACGGATGAGCTGAGTAATCTACAGACGTTATGCAGAAGCTGCCATCAATTAAAGACGAGGCGAGAGAGTGCACGCAGGTGATGTACAGGTTAAACAACATTTAACAGATGATGATTTTAGATTAAAAAGTAATATAAATTTTGAATTAATTTAATTGTATCAATAGTTTAATGTAGGGGGTGGGTGAAAGTCTGATGTTTTTTTCATTGGACACCGCGTGCCCTCCCATGCGCGGAAAAAATTTCCCTTTTTAACTTGTTAAAGCATTTTAACAGGCAGCATTTTTTTGCTGAAAATCTAATAATTTATGTCTATTTTAGGTTGTTAAACAGGTTGTTAAAGACGCTTTTGGGCGTCTTTTTTTAACAGGAGGTTGCGATGGCGATGAATGAGCAAAAGGAGCTGTTTGCACGCGCCATCGTGGATGGCTTGTCAAATAAAGAGGCAGCGATAAAGGCTGGTTATAGTGAAAAAACAGCCAGTGCGACGGGGAGCAGGTTGCGTAAAGACCCTGATGTGATTGCATTTATCGAACAATTAAGTGCGCCGGTGGCTGGTTCAGCGGTTGAACAGGGTGAAGAGCTGGAGAATGATGCGGTAAAAGTGGCGGATACGGTATCCGCATTGCCGGTTGATTCATTTTACGGTGCAGAGGTTGTTAAAACGGGGTTAGAAGTAGCGATTGGTGACAGGAGCTATTCGTTACTTGATCCGCGCGATTTGCTGACGCTGGCGGGTATGGGTGTTATTGAGTTAACGCAAGCGCAGATTAGGAGTTTGCAAACGGTATTGCCATACAAATACGGCAAGGTTGGCGAGACGGGTAAGAAAGAGGCGCAGCAGGCGGCAGCGGAAGAGGTTTTGCAGACGAATACGTTTGCGCCACTACGCCCACCGGTTAGGCGGTTGCAATGAGCGCGCTGGTACAAGCCACGGCTCCGGAATGGACTACGGCATGCATTGACTGGCAGCAGCGGATTGTTGACAGGCAAAGTCTGATTGTGACGCCGCCACTATTTCAGGAATCGGCAGATGCAGCATTGCGCATTTTTCAGGCATTGAAATTATGTGATGTGCCGGGTGAACCGCGAATTGGTGACCCGGGTGTTTCCAAACAGTGGATATTTGATTTTGTGGCGGCGATTTTCGGGGCGTACAACCCTGATACTGGTGTAAGGCTGATCAATGAGTTCTTTTTGTTGATTAGTAAGAAAAATTCCAAATCGACCTACAGTGCGGGCATTATGCTAACGGCCTTAGTGCTTAATTGGCGCCGGGATGCTGAGTTTTACATTATTGCGCCGACTAAACATGTAGCCAATAACAGTTTTAATCCGGCGCGAGCGATGATTCATGCTGACCCGCAGTTGCGCCAGCTTTTTCAGGTGCAGGAGCATAACCGTACGATTACTCATCGCGGCACGAATGCAAAACTACAGATTATTGCAGCAGAATCGGACACAGTATCCGGGGTAAAGGGCACCGGCGTGCTAATTGAGGAGGTGTGGCTGTTCGGTAAGCGTGCTAATGCGGTGAATATGTTTACTGAGGTGACGGGCGGTATGGTGTCACGGGCGGATGGTTTCACTATTTACCTGTCTACTCATTCCGATGAGGCACCACGTGGGGTATTTGCTGATTTATTAAGCCGTGCCCGTGCGGTGCGTGATGGGAAAATTACTCAGAAATATTTCTTACCGGTGCTGTATGAATTCCCGCCGTCGATGCTGGAATCCAAAGCCTATATGAATCCGGCAAATTTCTACATCACTAACCCGAATCTGGGGGCGTCGGTCGGTGTTGATCAGCTTTTACAGCTCTATGATAAAGCCAAAACTGGCAAACCTGAGGAAGAACGTCAATTCTGGGCTAAACATCTGAATGTGCCGATTTCCATCGCGCTAGCCAATGATACTTGGCTGGCGGCCAGTTTCTGGGAAAAAACCACAATCCCCCAAATGCACGGCTTGGATGAATTGCTGGACGCGTGCGAGGCGGTGACCATCGGTGTGGATGGTGGCGGGCTTGATGATTTGCTGGCTATTGCGGTGGTCGGTAGACGAAAAGGGGCACCACGTCAATGGCTGGTATGGGCTTATGCGTGGGCGTCGCCGATTGTGCTGGAGCGGCGCAAGAGTATTGCCTCTACGCTGGCGGATTTTGCTGCCTCAGGTGAGCTGACGATTGTGCCGAATGTCGGTGCCGATATTGAAGAGGTTGCGGATATGGTGAAATACATTTATGACCGCGGTTTATTAATTGAAATCGGACTGGACAGTGCCGGTGTTGGCCAGATTATCGATGCGATTCTGGCGCGGGATGTGCCACAGGATTTATTAAAAGCGGTGACGCAGGGGTGGCGGTTAAAAAATGCGATTCAGACGGTGGAGCGCAAGCTGGCGGAGGGGACGTTGCAGCATGGAGATAATGCCATGATGGCGTGGTCGATGTCTAATGCCCGTACTGAATTACGTTCTAACAGTTTGCTGATTACTAAACAGGCAAGTGGCTGGGCGAAGATTGACCCAGTGATGGCGATGCTGGATGCGGTGCATATTCTGACCGAAAACCCGAACGCCGAGCCGAGAAATGATAAATCAGTATATGAAACGCGCGGGGTTCGATATATCAGCTATGAGTAAGAAAGATAAGAAAGCGCGCAAGCATACTTCGCAGAGCATTCGTGGCGAGGGTTTACGGGCGCAGGTATTTGACGGGGTAGATGATCCGGCATTTAAGGAGTTTATCCGTAATAGTTTGAGTGGTGGCGGGGCGCGGATTGGGGAAAATAAAGCGCTGATGAATTCGGCACTCAACCGCTGTGTGAATGTGATTTCGGAATGCATCGCCTATCTGCCCATCAGGCTGCTGACAGACACGGATGAAAAGGAGGTGTTGAAAGATGACCCGCTGCACCGGCTAATCAAGAGAAAGCCGAATGACTGGCAGACAGCTTATGAGTTCAAGCGCCAGATGCAAGTGCATCTGCTGGAATATGGCAATGCCTATGCCCGGGTGATACGCAGTGGCAGGCGGGTGGTTTCTTTGGTGCCGATGCACCCGACACAGGTAGCGGTAGAGCAGTTGGACGACTGGTCGCTGCGTTATACCTATACCGGCACCAATGGCAAGCAGACGCAAATGGGTGCGGATGAGGTGTTTCATCTGCGTGATTATTCGGAAGACGGGATTAAAGGTGTTTCGCGGGTAAAGCTGGCGCGGGAAGCGCTGGGGATTGCTTTTAGTGCGGAGAAAGCCACCCGACGGACGTTTGCACATGGGGTGATGGCCAGCGGGGCAGTTGAGGTACCAAAAGCATTGACTGATGAAAGCTTTATCCGCCTGCGGGAATCTCTGAGCGCGGCTAATGGCGGTGTGGAAAACGCCGGCGGGGTGATTCTGCTGGAAGATGGTGCCAAGGCGGCCAAATGGTCGAGTACGGCGGTGGATGCGCAGTTGCTGGAAAACCGTGCGCACCAGATAGAGGAAGTCGCCCGTTTTTTCGGGGTGCCACGGCCACTATTGATGCTGGATGATACTTCTTGGGGCTCAGGCATTAATGAGCTGGGGATTTTCTTTATTAAATTTGGTTTAAACCCATGGCTGACGTTGTGGGAACAGGCACTGGAGCGGGTATTACTGTCTGATGACGATGGCAAAATATTTAAATTCAATATCGGGGCGTTACTGCATGGTTCTCTTAAGGATCAGGCGGAGTATTTCAGCAGGGCACTGGGTGCCGGCGGCACGCAGCCATGGATGACACAGAATGAAGTACGGCGTACCTGTGACTTACCCTGTAGCAAGGATAAGGATGCTGACAGTTTAAAGAATCCGATGACACTTAAGAAAATGGACAGAAAAAGGCAAACAGATGAGCTTGATTAAATTACCACAACTGAATGCAGAGACGATTCCGGAAAAGGTTTCGTATGAGTTAACGCCACAGGCCACCAAGAAGTGGTCGGCGGGTATTAAGGCGCAAGATGACGATAACGGTAATGTGATTAATATTTATGATGTTATCGGTGGCTATGAGGGTAATGGAAATTGTGAGTACGTTGCTAAAGCATTGAATCGAATTGGTAATAATGATGTGGTGGTGAATATCAACAGCCCGGGCGGTAGTTATTTTGAGGGGGTGGGTATTTACAACCAGCTAAGCATGCACCCGGGAAAAGTCACGGTGCAGGTGGTGGGTATGGCGGCCAGTGCGGCTTCTGTGATTGCGATGGCGGGAGATGAAATTCTGATTGGTTCAGGCGCGTTTCTGATGATTCACAATGCATGGTGTCTGGCTATGGGAAATCGGCACGACCTGCAAGGGGTAATTGATGGATTGAGTGTTTTTGATAAAGCCATGGCTGACCTTTATGTGCAACGCGGACATCTAGCATTGGATGAAGTTGTGGCCATGATGGACAAAGAAACATGGTTGGATTGTGCAACCGCCATGAAATGCGGTTTGGCTACCGGACGGCTTGAAGTGAAAAAGCAGGCGGTGGCGGATGGTGAGGGTAAACAAGCCAGAGCTTTGGTTGATATGGCTTTGGCACAACAAGGTATGTCGCGCAAAGAACGGCGACAGGTGTTAAGTGCATTGAATAAAAACCATGGCATGCCACGCGCTGCTGAGGATTCTGCCAAGCCTTGCGCTGGTGGCGGTGATTTCTTAACAAGTGCAAGTAGTCTTTTGAATTTTTTAAATAAATAGGATTGATTATGATGAAGAAAAACGGCAAGCAGTATCCTTACCGTGGTGCGATTAAGGTTTTTGCCCAAGCGGGTGGGAGTAATCCGGCAGCGGTGATTGATGGTATTCGTTCAGGGTTGCAGGAATGGCAGAACAAGCAGAACGGTGAGGTAAATTCGCTGCGCGAGCAATTGAGTGCCGGGGAAAAGGCGCAGGCGGAATTAAAGCAGACGATTACAGAGTTGCAGGCCAGTTATGACGATATGGCGAAAAAAATCGCCGCCGGACAGATGAACGGGGTAGGCGGGGTAAGTCCTGAAGCTGCTGCGCGCAGTGCGGCTATGGCGAGCTATTTACGTTCTGGCCAAATTAATGCGGCTTTGACTAAAGATGGCGACTTAGGTGTTGTTGCACCGAGTGAGTGGGATAGAACGCTGACAAATAAACTGGTGGAAATTTCCCCGGCGCGCCAGTTATTTAGTGTTATATCAACAGAAAAAGCAACATTTAAAAAGGTTTACAATGTACATGGTTTTAAATCGGGCTGGGTTGGCGAGACCGATTCGCGACCGGAAACGGATACCGGTAAGTTGGTTGAGTACGAATTTAAAACCGGAGAAATTTACGCCAATCCGGCCGTTTCTCAAACCGCGCTGGATGATGCGGAAATAAATGTAGAAAATCTGGTGAGTAGCGAAATAAGCGATGAATTTGCGATTCGTGAAAACGAGGCCTTTTTTACAGGCAATGGTACAAAAAATAAACCGTTAGGCATTCTGACTTTTGTGACCGGGCAGGCTAATGCAAAGGCTCATCCATTGGGGGAGATTGCCGGCGTGCCTGTGGCTGGGTCTAGCAGTTATCAACTTTATCCCGATGATCTTTTTGATTTAGTATCTGCGCTGCCAACGAAGTTTGCGCCCGGAGCTGCGTTTATTATGAACCGCAAGACGATGACGCTGGCGCGCAAAATGAAAAACAGTATGGGCGATTATCTGTGGCAGCAATCGATGTTAGCAGGCCAGCCTAACCGTCTGCTGGGTTATCCGGTTTATGAAGTGTCTGATATGCCGGACGCGGGTAGCGGTTCTATTCCAATTCTATTTGGTGATTTTAAAACCGCATATTTAATTCTTGACCGCAAAGGCGTACGCGTTTTGCGTGACCCTTACAGCAATAAACCGTACGTTTCCTTTTATACAACTAAACGCGTAGGTGGTTCGGTTTCAAATCCCGAAGCGGTTAAGGCTATGTTGATGTAAGGAGTGTTAAATGGCTATTTTAAAGAAATCTTTTAGTTATGTTCCAAAAGGGCGGTTTCACCCAACTGTTTTAAAAGCTGGAGAGAAGTGCCCGAAAGAATATGAAGAAATTGCACGTAAATGGGGTTGTTTCACGCCTGATGCTGATGGCGCTGATGCTGCGAAAGAGGAAGCGGAGGCAGCTAAAGCAGAACTGGAGGCGGCTAAAGAGGAGGCAGAAACAACCAAAGCGGAGTTAGAGGCTGTGAAAGCGGAATTGGAGGTCGTCAAAGCAGAATTGACAGCTGCGAAAGAGGAAGCGGAAACAACCAAAGCGGAATTGGAGGCGGCCAAAGCAGAACTGGAAGCAGCCAAGACGGCCGGCAAGGATGGTGGTAAGAAATAATGCGGTTTCTGACTATTGAGCAAATCAGAGCCAACCAGCGACTGGACACTACTGAGGAAGACCAGTTGCTGGAACTGATTGGTAGTGCAGCCGAAGCGCATGTGATTGCTTATCTGAACCGCCCTGTATATGTGGATGCGGATGAAAAGCGCGCAGCAGAAGAAGCCGGGGATGAAGATGGTGTGGTGATAACGCCAGACATCATTTTATCCATGCTGATTACTGCCGGCTATTTTTATGCGCATCGTGAGGATTTGGGTCGGGCGGAAAACGCTGCGGTGCCGGTGAATGCGCATAATCTGCTGGATTTGCACCGCAAGCGACCCGCATTAACGACTGTGCAAGGCAGCATAGCGTCCTGAAAGAGGCTGTTCAGTAAATCGCGTAAGTAAAGAATCAACCGTTGTGATTTCCACAACGGTTACCTAAAAGGACATAAAACCATTGCGCGGGGCATGCCGTTTTTTCCTAATCATACTGGTATTAATTTGACATATCGATTCGACTTCGGCGCCACAGGGAAGTCTGATTCAGAATTCAATTATTAGTGTCTGCGATTATATTTTTTTATTGGTTCAAATTGATGCCATCTTTGTTACCAGAAATGGTTATTATAATGATATATTTAAGTATAGTGCTGTGAATATAATCTGCTAGATACGAAATAATATTTAATGATTATTATCGATTTAACAATACTAAATTATCATTCAAGAAATAGTATTACTCCATTTGTCATCCAAGCTAATAACTTATCGTAAAAAAACCATATAAATGGTAACATTACTAATAATTGGTTTAAAAAATACAGTAACCGAACAACATCTGAAGTAGTTTATCCAGATTAAAACTTGCAAATTAGGCTTAAAAGAGAGTATAGTTAAAAAAATATTTTAAAATTTAATAGCGTAATATCAATTTTCCGTACAAAAATATGTTTTAAACATATATTTTCAATAATGGTTAGTATCTTGGATGGTATGAAAAAGGGAAATAACGAGAAATGGAGTTAATATAGATAATTGATAAAGATAATATTAAGCATGAATCAGGTAAATTCAAGCCGCTTTAATTCAGGTAAATTGCTTAACTCACGATATTTTATACCTTAATGAAATATATTGATTTATAGATACAGTTGTTATTTTTAATATTAAGTAACTAAATTGTGGCAGAAAATTTTATAAACAGCTTTTCTATCTACAGATAAAATTATCGTTATGGCAAAATGATTGCGGGTAATTTGCTGACTAGTGGGTTGTGCTGAAAGGTAAGTGAGTAATTTATTATTTTTTCTACATAAAGAGAAAACTTACTCAAAAGTCTAATTCAAACTCAGATTAAACAAACCGTTGTTTTGCACTTGTCGATGGTTAAGAAAAATATACCGCTGCCAACTATTAAGCCGAAACTAAAAAAAGCGTTTTTATTCTGATTAAAAATGGAATAACCCTTATATTGCTCATTGCATGGCATAAACGAGCAGACAGTTTTATTTTTATTAGCTGCATTAAAGCACATAATTTGAACAGCTAACGCGCCTTAATTAAGCTTTAGTTGTTATTTTTTATACCAATTTTCAGGTAAATTTATTTTGCCAGTAGCATTGCAACTGTGCTGGCTTTCTGGGTCTGTAAACGAGTTTAGCTAACTGATAGGTAATCTTTAGTGACAGTAATATCGTTTTGCATATTGGAAATTTACCAATGTTTATGTCGGTATAGTCTGATGTGAAAACTTACTACACTAATATTCATTATGAATTAATGCGACCTTGATTACTTAAATATAAAAATACCTAAATAAATCAATTTTCTTAAACACAATAATACATGGATATAGCAGATGAAGAATAAAAGAGATTTAAATATAAATTGAAACTAACTTGAAATAATACATTAAAGGGAGAGTAAACAGATAAATGTGCCAATGATACTTCGGTAATGGTTATATTATTTGTAAATTCAATAAGATAAATAATGATATATAAAGGTTAAATAATGAAGGGTACGTTATTGAAATATTGCAAAGCGTTTTGCCATATATTGACTCTTCTGGCATTTTTTTTCTGTAGCATAATGCCAGCCAGTTCAGTATTCGCGCAAGATGTAGAGTGTGCAGAAGTTAAAATCGTGATTGAGCAGAAACTGTCTTTTGAGCGACAGGCTTTTGATGCACAAATGCTAATTAAAAATGGTTTGGATGATAAGCTGAAAAATATCCGGGTTGAGCTGATTTTTACTGATAAGGATAATCAGCCGGTTGAGGTAACTCAGAAAACTGAGGATAGTAAAGCCAAATTTTTCTATCGTATTAACTCCCTCTCCGGGGTTAATGATATCAGTGGAACAGGTGTGATAGCCGCAAAATCCAATGCAGATATTCACTGGCTGATTATACCGGCGTATGGAGCGGCTAAAGATAAAGACACGCTTTACAATATTGGTGCCAGACTTACCTATGAGCTAAATGGTCAGGAAACCACGGTTGATGTTGTGCCTGATTACGTTGTTGTGAAACCACAGCCGTTGCTGACACTGGATTATTTTTTGCCAGGTGAAGTTTATGGCGATGATCCTTTTACTGCGGAGGAGGAACTGCCCGTTCCATTTACTTTGGGTATACGCGTCAAAAATGAGGGTAAAGGTATTTCCTATAAAACCATGATTGATTCGGCTCAGCCTAAAATTGTGGAAAACAAGAAGAATTTACTGGTTGATTTCAGTATTTTAGGCAGTTATATTGGAAATCAGCCTGCTGGCAAGAGTCTGTTACTGAATTTTGGCGATATCGGTGCGGATGCAGCTACTGTTGGTCGCTGGAATATGACCGCCAGTCTGTCTGGCACATTTACTGATTTTAAGGCAACATTTACCCATGCCGATACTTTGGGTGGTGCAGTTACCAGCCTGTTAAAAGCCACGAATACGCACACATTAATTCATGATGTAAAAGTTGATTTACCTGATAGTGATGATATTGCTGATTTTCTGGCACTTGATGGTGATGTAGTGCGCCTGTACCAATCCAGTGGTGTGGATACAGAAGTAACCGAGCAAAGTAATCAGGCTGCTTTAAAAACAGTCAGTGGTAGCTATCAGCTAGATTTTCCAGCTACCAGTGGGTTTGTCTATGCTAAAGTCCCTGATCCTTTTCAGGGTAGCAAGCAGCCGAAAGATGTTGTACGTTCGGATGGCAAACACTTATTAAATGATAATGTTTGGTTATCCAAATCGCGTAATAAAGATCTGTCTTGGTCTTATTATGTGAATGTATTTGATCATAATTCAACCGGAAAATATAATTTATTTGCACATGATAGTGTTCAGGCTCAGGGCATGATTGCTGGTAAAGTCTACAATGATCTGGATGCAAATGGTCTGCTGAATAATGAAGAACCAGGGCTTGATCATATTAAAGTTGTTTTGTCTGGTCAGGATAATGGTGGTAACAGAGTTGATCAGGTTGCTTATACCGATGATTCTGGCAAATTTATTTTCGATAAATTACTGGCTGGCGACTATTCCATCTGGGTTGCCGATGTAGAAGGTATGATTGATGGCCCCGCCGTTGCCGGCAGTGCCGGAGGTAATGCGGTAGCCGGAAAAATTGAACATATTGTGCTAACAGACAATATGCATGCAGAAAATAATCTGTTTGCCAAGCAACAAGCTAATCAGCCTTCTGAAGCTGGTAAAGCAGATGTTTCAATGAATATTGAAATAGTACAATGGGATTCTGTATTGCCACAAGATGAGGCACAGTTATTGTTAACTATCACCAATCAGGGCACAGGCAGCGCACGCAATATTTATCTACAGACTGATTTATCTGATAATCTTGAAATTACAGGCCAGAAAATCATAGCGGGCAGTTACAATACTCAGGACGAGCGGATTGATCAGCTTGCATCTGGCGAAAGTACCAAACTATTGCTAACAGTAAAAATAACTGGTGCCGAAAAAGTTGGTCAGTTCACTGCTCGGGTAAATAGTGAGACTGAAGATGCTAATTTAAATAATAATCAGGTTAGTGTTGCTGTCCAATCAGGTGTAGCTGATATTGCGCTGGAAGTTGAAAAACTGCGGCGGATACCTACACTACCTGATGATAGTGTGCAGTTACTATTAACTATCAGCAATAAGGGGCCAATGGATGCACACAATATTTATCTGCAACCTGTTTTAGGCTCTAATCTGCAAATAACCAGCCAGAAAGTACTGATGGGCAATTATAATAAGGCAGAGAAGCGGGTTAATAAGCTGCCATTAGGCGAAGCGGCTATTGTATTGCTAACAATAAAGGTAACTGGAGCCGATGGTAAGGGGAATTTTACTGCCCGGGCGCAGAGCCAGCTCGCCGATCCGGATACAAGTAATAATTCGGTTACACTTCCTGTATCAGTAGACGAGAAGTGAAAAATGGCCAATAAAGCCATCAGTGAAGTAGGTTAGTAGTGATTGGTTACTAGGCAGTTACAAGCTACGAATAAAAGCATTTTAATCCATACCGTAAAATCAATGCTAATGTCGCCGATTTTATGGTACTTGATGAAGATGTAGTGCATTTATATAAATTCAGTAGTGTGGATACTGAAATAACCAAGGAAAGTAAACTGGCTGCTCAAAAAGCAGCCAGTTTTTTACTATTTAATTGGCCAACACTTCATAGCTGATTAAACAATAAAAATTAATTGATAAATCATAATTTTATAAATATACATTCAGAAAACCGTTACATCAACTGCACCGTTAGATTAGTGTAAAATTACAATTGAATTAATTTAAGTTCAGATTCTATATCAATAGCATTTACATTTATTCGCTTTTATAATATATATAGGCAATATTGCAGCAGAACTAATAGAAATTTTTGTTTATAAATGATTAAACATGATTACCACTGATCTTGTTCAGATAGCGAGAAAAAGATATGTCGAGACTAATCGGAAATCTGTTTTGCCTATCCAGCCTGATATTTTTAATTGCCGCTTTTATTGGGCTGTTGGTTGCTAATTTATTTCGAAAGAAAAAAGTTGGTATTAAATCTCGATATAAAAATTTTTTATTTACAATATTATCTGTTGTCTGCTTAGTTTAATTGTAGGCATTTTCTTTGTATTGAAAAATCAGCCAGCGTATTTTGATACAAAATACACTAATAATGATATATTAAACAACCTTGGCAATACCCATCCTGTTATAAATCAGACACAAGTTGCCAGCACTAATTTTCCGGTTCCCGGTGATCAAATTTATTTGAGATTATTCAAACAGGAAGGTATACTGGAAATCTGGTATAAACATAAAAATCAGAAATACCAATTATCTAAAACATGGAAAATATGTACTTTCTCTGGCGGTTTAGGGCCTAAAAAAGCGGAAGGGGATGGCAAAAGTCCGGAAGGATTTTATGCTACTCAGGGAAATCTGCTTAATCCAAATAGCAATTATCATCTGGCGTTTAATATTGGCTATCCGAATGCCTACGATAGGTCAAAAGGTTATACAGGCAGTTATATCATGATACATGGCAAATGTGTTTCCATTGGCTGTTATGCCATGACAGATAAAGGTATAGAAGAAATCTATGCATTGGTCAGTCAGGCATTAAGTAGTGGTCAGACACAAGTCCCAATACATATTTTTCCGTTCAAAATGCATACGGCCAATATGAAAAAATACCAAGGTTCTGCACACTATGCTTTTTGGCAGGAATTGAAACCTGCTTATGATATTTTTCAATCCCAACGGCGGGTTCCTGATATCAGTGTACATAATCAGCATTATATTGTCAGGTAATACAAACAGCATTATAGAATTCAAACAGCCAACGGAAATAAATTTTTTCTGTGTCCTTTCTTTCTGATTTATTATCATTTACTAAAACATATAAGGCTTTTATCTGCTCAGGCTAATAACATAGCCAGAAAAATTAAGCATACTGTGCTAACAGATAATACGCATCCAGCAACTAATCTGTTTGCAAAGCATCAAGCTGACCAATTTTTTTTAACTGATAAAGTAGATATTTTGCTTAATATGCCAATCAGGTAAAGAGATTCTGCACTATCTTTAACTTACCAATCCAGATAAAAGCAATAATTGGGTGGTATTATCCATATTTGTTGTGTGACAGATAAAATAGCCAGAAACTTATTATTGCATGCAGTAGATTATTAATCGTTGTAAGTGATTAAAATCAATAAATCACACGGCCATATATTTTTATTGTGAGTAAGCTGGAGGATTGGAGGATTTTTAATTTATTAAATCAGTTAGTGCAAATAATTTGCTTATAAAGAATAAGGTATGATAATATTCATAAACAACTTAGATTAAATTATTGCTATTAAGTAAAAATGATACTGGTGCTGTAATACTATATTAATTAGCTACAGCTGATCCCCATTTTGGATTCAGACATAAAAAGAAGATTGAGCGCAAAATACAAAGCTTGGAGATTTTCTGATGTTGAATTCTATTAAATTTAATTTTTAAGTACAGCATGTGTTAGCCAAGTGCTGATAGTGCTGATAGCTGAAAAAGGCGCTTTATTATTATTCGAAATTACAGGCTCATTACACAGCAATGGTAAGCAGAATGAATTGAAGTGGATAATAAAGTAAAAACAGACGCGTCTTTCTGCCGATATTGGCAATGTACATACTGTTAAGGCTATAGAATGAAAGTTCTGGCAATTTGATTAATATTTTAATATAGAGAAATCTGGTTAACCCAGTAATTAAATACTATATGGAAAATTGAAAATTTATTGATTTATCTCAATACTAGCTGATATGCATTTGGTATTAGCATTTGGAATCAATTTTATTATGCTAAATGAATTTTATAATATTGTTAATCAAAAGGTTATATTGGATAAATAATTATCTGGCTAAATTTTTCTATAGCTATCAGACTGATTACTGTCCGCTAAGTTTATAGTTATGGCAATAAAGTGATGATTAAGCATGAATTTAGTAAGAATTTGCCTCCGCTAGTGAATATGTGAAGCATAATCAAACTGTTTATTGTTTTCAAAGTGCGGATAATACAATTTGTATATTTTATTAGCATAATAATCAGACTGATTATGAGATGATTAATATTTTATATGTATAAGATGGGTATAAAGAACTGAAATATAGCGAATATATATTCATATTCTTGCGTATACAAAGGCTTTATCTTTGGTTGAATACTAGCTAGGAATCATAGATCAATAATAAAAAGATATAGATATGTTGAAACTCAAACAGATTATTGTATTTTTCGGATTATTAGTTTTTATTAGCGCCCAGATATTCGCGCAGGATGTTACTACCTGCCAAAATAATGAGCCTGATTCGACAATATTGCCTGTAGCCATAAGCTGGCCTGATAACCGCAATAAACAGCCGTTGGATAAAAAAAACTGGCTAACCATACAGCAGTTAAGTCAGCAACAGTTGCAGCATGCTGTCTGGGTGGATGTAAGGTCTGGCATCAAGGACAAAGAATCCGGACTGGATATGCTGGCTATTCCGCTTCATCAGTTGTCTGGTGCCCAATTCCTATTTGATAAACCGGTTATTCTGGTTGGAAGCGGGTTTGATCAGCTATCAGTTAATCAAACCATTAACCGTTTAAGAAAAAAAGGCTTTAAGCATATTTTTGCTTTAAACGGGGGAATTTACGAGTGGCAAAAATTACACCAGCCCGCACAGCTGCGGCAGCAGGAAATTACTGCGGAAGAGTTTTTATCCGGAGGCAAAACCATTCACTGGCAGATTATTACCCTAGGCCTAAATGCTGAACAGTTAGCGACATTACCAGAACAACCAGTTAAACAATTTGCACAAACACAAATAACAGCATCAGCACTAAAGCAATTTATCCACAATAACGCTAAAAGCAGTGATGATTTTATCCGCTACGTACTAATTAGCCCAGATGAGCAGACTTTAAAAAGATTGCAACAGCAAATCAGTTTTGCCGATTCGGCCAATATCATTTGGTTGCGAGGGGGAATAACTGCTTATCAGCACTATGTACAACAACAAACAAAATTAATTAAACATGCCGGGCAGAGCCTATCCAGACCTTGCCGGTTGACCATATAACTTATTTAAGGAGCTTTCTGACCAATGAGGGGCACACAATGAATATTTATCAATACTGGAAAAACCGGTTTCCCAGTTTAAACCGGAAAAAACAGCAAAAGCATAAAAATAAGCAGAAAAAACCATATGTAATGATTTTTTGTGCGTTATGCACGATTGCCTATGCATCAAGCTATGCAGGTACCGACACGCGTCTGAATGGTGATGATATAGTCAGTGGCGCATTACCGATAGGTTTTGATTTTAATTATTATGGCAAAAATTATAATAAATTTTATGTCAGCACTAATGGATTATTGCAATTTGAAAATCCAACAACCAGTTATAGCAATTATTGCCTGCCGGCACTGAATAATACATTGTATGTATTCTGGGATGATTTAAGAACCAATGTTGCCGGGAAAACGACAGGAACCATTAAATACGAAACTCAGGGAGAGGCACCCGAGAGAAAACTAATTGTTCAATGGACAAATCAGTACTTTTATGGCTCCAATCTGCCTATGGGCACATTTCAGGCTATTTTGTATGAAGGCTCAAACCAGATTAAATATCAATATCGCTCATTAAACGACGAGCGCAGCAAAGGCAAAGAAGCCACCATTGGTATACAGGGTATGCGGCCAAGCAATGTGCAGATAGGTTGCAATAAGGCTGATACAATCAAACCAGAACAGGCAATTTTATTTACGCCTAATGGTGATTTAACTGATTACAGTAAAGATGAAAATGCCGAATATGAATTTATTGATATCTCGGGGTTAACGCCACCGGCGCCAAAACCAGCTGCCCGCTATAGCAATCAGCCGCCAGCTTGGTCATGGCAGAAAATTGATACACTTAATACTTGGGAAATCGAAATTCAGGATGCTTCCGGTAATTCCGTTCATAAAGAAGTACTGAATAATATCAATCAGTTTATTTTTAATGATGGTTTACAGAATGGCAAATCTTATCGTGCCCGAGTAAGGGGAAGTATTAATAACGGCGGTACTTGGGAGCCATGGTCTGTACGATCTGGCACCACCACGATTGATACTACCAAGCCAGATATTGAGCTGAATAAATTTAATCGCGTTAATGAAAATGCGGTTCGAATTAGTTACACCAGCAGCGATAACCTGAGCGGGATTGCTTCAGTACATCTACAGATAGCAAATAATCCCGATTTTAATCAGCCATTGGTAGATAAAGACATTAATGTTCAAGCCAATAGTGTGCAGATTGATAATATGCCATCTACTGGTGCCTTATATGCCCGTCTGAATGCGATTGATAAAGCCGGTAACAGCTCTGGCTACACTCAGGCTGCGGCTATTGTTCTTACACCACCAGTACTGATCAGTCCGGTTACCCAGACAAAGGTTAAAACCGCCATATTAAAAGTTCAGGGTACAGCCGAATCGGGTAGCAAAGTGCAGTTGTATCTGAATAACCAAGCAGTTGGTCAGCCTGTTGTCGTGGATGCCCAAGGCTATTTTAATCAGGATGTCCAGTTAAGCAAAGAAGGTAGTTACCGCCTGCATGCCGTAGGGCAAAATAATTATGGCCACAGTGAACCCAGCGCAGCAGTATCATTTGATTTTGCCTTGCCTACACCTACAGGCATGATTACCACACCTGGCGATAATCAAACCCTTGCCGCTCCGGTAGATATTCAGGTAGATGCAGCAGATGAGCTAGGTATCGAAAAAGTTGAGCTGCTGGTTGATGACAAACGTTTTGCCACACTGACAGAACGTCCCTATCAGGCACACTGGCCACTTACCATACAGGATAACGGTAGCCATAAACTAACAGCAAAAGTCACCAATACCAGTGGCAAAACAGTGACCAGTACACGCACCGTCAAGGTCAAAATAGAACCGCCGGCACCGCCACCTACACCTTATACCGGTAAAATTACCACAATCAGCCCGGCTGTTAGCTATGGCCCGCAGCCAGTTACCATTACTGGTCAGGCACTGTATCGTGCTGATAATACGGCCGCAGCCAGCGTTCCACTGAAGCTGGTATTGAATGTAAAAGGTTTTGAACGAAAAATTGCCGTAGCCACAGATGAAACTGGCTATTTTTCCTATACCTTTACTCCTCAAGAGTCTGATTTGGGAACTTATCAGGTAGGTATTATTCACCCTGATGAAAAAATTGTTACCCATCAGGGCAGCTTTGCCATTAACCGGATTGCCTTTAATATTCAGGGCTATCAGCTTAAAGCACCGCGTACTATTACCACACCGATACAAATTAATGCTACAGCCAGTACCGGTACGAAAAAATTGCGCTGGGTGCTTGCGCCTGAGAATCAGCCAGATGGCGTACTGCCACAAGGCATCAATATTCAGACTGAAGCAGTAGATATTGCGCCCGGCCAAAGTCGCACTACAACAATTAAATTTACTGCGGATAATAACGCTGCTGAAAAAGGCAGCTTGTATCTGGTTGCGTTTGCCGAAGATTCAGGTGATCTGATACGGGGTAAATTACAGATTAATTATCAGCTTGGCCAGCCCATGCCCGATCTGTATGCATCTCCAAGCTATATCCAGACTGGCTTACAGCAGAATACAAGTACCACAGCCAATGTCAGCGTAGGCAATAAGGGTTTGGCGAAAGCTGAAAATGTTCAGATAGAGCTGGTAGATAAACAGGGTAATCCTGCACCGAGCTGGGTATTTATTGCCAGTGATAAAAATATTGATGCCATTGCGGTAGATGAAAAAGTACCCGTACAAATCATGGCACAACCAGATAACAGCATTGCAGACGGCATCTACAACTTTATCATCCGAGTGTCTACAGGCGGCAAACTTTCCGGCACCATTCCGGTAAGCATTTCTGTTACCCAGAGTGGACAAGGCATTGTCCAGTTTGATGTGGCTGATATTTATACAGCCACACTGGATGCACAAGGCCAGCCAATTAAAGGGGTTAAAGGGGCAACCATCAAATTGCAGAATGATGGCGTATTAACTGAACAGTATACCCTTAATACTGATAAAGATGGCATTGCCTCATTAAGTAAACTGCCAGCAGGTATCTACCGCTATCGGGTTAGTGCACCTAATCATATGGATGCCAGCGGCCGTATAGTCATTCAGCCCGACAGCACCACCAATCAGCACGTTTTTCTGGAATACCAAACAGTAAATGTTGAGTTTAATGTAACCGAAACCACCATAAAAGATGTCTATGACATTAACGTGAATGCCTCATTCAATACACAGGTACCAGCGCCGGTAATTCTGCTGGAACCCTTGTCTATCAATCTTGGTGGTATGCAGGTTGGAGAAGAAAAAACCGGCCAGATTACAGTAAGTAATTATGGACTGGTACAGGCCGATAATGTGTCGTTAAACCTGCCTAAAACAGATTCCAGATTCAAGTATGAATTCTTTGGCGAAGTACCCAGTGTACTCAAACCAAAAGAAAAAGTGGTTATTTCCTATAAAGTTACCGCTCTGGATCCAAAGCAGAAGGCATCGGCACAAACCGGAACCAACACATTTGCAAGTCTATTACGCGCAGCACCTGCGGATGATGAGAAAGACTGTACTTCTTACGAAGCAAGCTACCAAGAGTCACACCAAAGTGAATGCCCTAGTGGAGATATTTCCAAAGGCAGCAGCAGCGGACGCTTCTATCAGTACTCTGGTAAAAAATGTTCTACCAAAAGTACCAGCTGGGGTTGGGCTGGCGGTGGTTCACTAGGCGGTGGTGGCGGCAGCTTTGGTAGCAGTGGTGCCGGTTCACCAGCAGCTATGCCTATTACCCCGGGCTGTACACCTGATGTTTCGTGTACTTTAGGCGGAGCCGCTCATGGAGCCAAATAATATTCAAAAAACTAATCGATTATTTCAATACAAGAGTCATAATATGAAAATAAAAAAAACCATACGTCCACAGAACGGATTAGTAGATGAACTGTTTAGGGTATGTAACGTTATTATTATGCTGATCATGACATTGCCACAATTGGCTTATGCGAGTTTAGTGGGTGAAAGTAGCCAAAAAATATCTGGCGTAAACCATGCCAGCGTCAGATTACCGAATACCGAGTACACCGAAAACACCATAGACATGCGCGTGAAAGTATTAGGTGGCGAAATTAAACTCAACCGTACCTGGGAAAACGGACGCTGGTATCTCAATCCCGCATGGGCAGAACTACGCTTCGTACTTGATCCACTTGATAGCAGCGTCAAAACCATCGACCGTGCCGGTACCCTGTACCAGCGTAGCGGCGACGCCGACCTATATAGCTACAAACAAGTCACAATCAAAAAAACCGACAGCGGCTGGCGCTGGACCGATCCGCAAGGCAACTGGATAAACTACGACAGCAAAGGACGGCCATTAGCCTATGGCAATGCCAGCAACATCCAAGTCAGCTTTGAACTCGATAAAGATGGCCGACGTACAGCCATCAAAGACCACAACGGCGAACTGGTATACAGCCTGAATTACGATAACCAAGAACACCTAATCAAAGCCACCGACCGCAGCGGGCGCAGCGTGAGCTATAACTGGTCAGGAGATCGCCTAACCCAAGTTACCGACGTCATGGGTAACGTGTGGAAATATAGTTACGACAACAACGGCCAGCTCACCAGCCGTACCGATCCCGATGGCGGCGTCACCAAAATTGATTACGTCTTGTCCGTACCCACCCGCAGAATGGCCATGAGCAGCGGCAAAGCCGGAGGCGTTGTCTCGCAAAGTGCCGTAGTCAGCACCGGCGCAGCCGATCATGAAAACAAACTGGCACGGGTAGGCAAAATCACCAGCAAAACCGGAGCAGTAACCGTCTACAACACCGAATACAACCGCGTAAACAAACAGTACACCATCACCGTAAACGATCCGGCAGGCCAAAAAACCGTCACCGTATTTGACAGCAACGGGCGCGTACTGAGCGAAAGCATCAATGGCAATCTTACCGCCAGCTATCAGCGCGATAGTGCCAACAACATCGTCAAATACACCGATGAACGTGGACAGGTAACCACCACCCAGTATAACCAGGCCGACTACCCGATTAAAATCACCTATCCAAATGGAGCTACCGAAGAATATCAATACAACCAGGCCAACAAACCGATAAAACAGACCAACGCCAAAGGCGACAGCATCACCTTCGAATACAACGCGGCCAACCAGCCCACCAAAATCACCTATGCAGCCGGCAAACCCGAACAGCGCGTAGTCCACTTCGAGTACGACAGCCTGGGGCAGCAGACCAAAGCCACCATAGCCAGCGGCAAACAGAGCATCAGCCTGCAACAGAGCTTCGACCGTTATGGCAACATAGCCAGCTATACCGACGGCAAAGGGCAGCAATACCACTACAGCTACAACATACAGGGACAGCCAACCCAAATACAGAACCCATTACAACAGAAATGGCAACTGAACTATAACCCGGCCGGCTACCCCAGCAAAATCACCGACCCGCTCAACCATAGCACCAGCATCCAAACCGATGCATTGGGTCGCGTAGTAGCCATAACAGATGCCCAAGGCAACAGCACCAGCTACAGCTATCGCGACACAGCCAAAGGACGCGAGGTTAAAGCCACGAACGCCCTTAATCAGGTTGCCATCTACCAGTATGATCAGCTTAACCGACTAATCAAAACCATAACTCCTTCCGGATTGATAAGCGAACGGAGCTATGACAACACAGGCAGATTAACCCAGCAGACAGATTATAGTGGCAATCAGATTAAATATGGATATAGCATAAAAGGATCCACTCTGGCCGGTCTACTGACCAAAATCGAGTATCCGACCTATAGCGAAAGCTATACCTACGACAACATGGGTAACGCCATCAGCGTAACCCAGCTACTGGACAACAACACCCAACTGAACAGCCATAGCAGTTACGACCAACTGGGACAGCTCATCAGCCAGACAGATGCCGCCAACCGTACCAGCCAGAGCGAATACAACGCCCTAGGACAGCTTAGCGCAAACATAGACGCACTATCTGGAAAAACCCAGTACCAGTACGACCTGTTCAGCAACCTTACCGGCCTTACCGACCCCAATGGCAACCAGTATCACTTCACCTATGATCAGAACAACAACCTGATCAAAGAAACCAAAACACTGGGCAACAATATTGAATACAGCTACAACCAAGCTAACCAGCTGATAGAACAGAAACAGACCAATGGCAATCGCATACAGTATCAATACGATGCTGCCGGCAACATCAGCCAGCAAAACTACCTCGCCGCCGGAGAAGACACAGCCGAACAGACAGTCAGCTACCAATATAACGCCAACAACCAACTGATAGACGTACAGCAGAGTGGCCACACCAACAGCCACTTCACCTATCAGCGCGATGCATTAGGCAGAGTAGTACAGGAAACCATCAGCTATGGCAACCTCAAACAAACCCTCAAATACAGCTACGATACCGATGGCAATCTGGCTAGCATCACCTATCCAGATAACAGCACCGTAACCTACAGCTATGCCAACGACCAACTACAAAAAACCGTACTGCCCAACGGAGAAGAAATCAACTGGCGTAACTACCAGTGGAACCAACCTCGCAGCATCACCTATCCACAGGCAGAACAAACCAACAGCTACGATGCCTTACAGCGGCCAGTACAAATAAAACTAAGCAGCAAAGGCCAGACCTTACTGGAACGTCACTACAGCTACGACAAAGTAAGCAACATCAGCCGCATCCAGACCGAAAAAGGCAGCAGCAACTACCAGTATAACCCACTGGACAGACTAACCCAAGTCAAACCGGATAGCGAAACCACAGAGCAGCGCGCCGAATCCTACAGCTACGATGCCATCGGCAACCGCATAGGCAGCGCCCAGCAGGCAGGCGAGTGGCAGTACAACGACCTTAACCAACTAATCAAATGGGGAGAAGGCAAACAACAGACCAGCTTAACCTATACCGCCAATGGTCAACTGTCCACAGAAGAAAGTGGCAATAAAAAACTCAGCTACAGCTACAACGCAGCCGAACGCCTGAGCAGAGTCAGCAACGACACAAGAGAAGTAGCCAGCTACCAATATGACCCGTTTGGCCGGCGTATCAGCAAAACCGTAAACGGCGAGACCACCTACTACATCTACAGCAGCGAAGGCCTGCTAGCCGAACTGGATCAGAATGGCAAAATGCGCGTAGCGTACGGTTGGAAGCCAGACAGCGACTGGGGTACCAGCCCCTTATGGCAGGCCAACCTGAGCGAAGGTCAGACCCTGAAAAATGCCAGTTATCACTACCTGATAAGCGACCATCTGGGCACCCCGCAACTGGCGATAAACAGCCATGGAGAACAGAGCTGGAAAATCAATAGCGATGCGTTTGGCAACAGCGAACTGGACGCAAACAACCAGATCACAATGAATCTGCGGTTTCCGGGACAGTACTACGATGCAGAGACTGGACTGTCATACAACTACTTCCGTGATTACGATGCGAAGACTGGGCGGTATATCCAGAGTGATCCGATAGGGTTGAATGGCGGAATTAATACATATACCTATGTAGGCGGGAATCCAATAGAGTTTATAGATCCATTCGGATTAGCAAAATATCCTGATAATAAGGAATTTGATAAAGAAGGGTGTGAAAAACTTAAGTTATTTATAGAATATGATGATCATTGTTCGAGTCCACGCTGCGTAATTTTTTCAAGAAAATATCATGCATTTAGTTTTAAGGAAGAAATATTGGGGCTAAATAAACCTGTTCCAAGTATAGGAGGAGATGTTGACATCGATTGGATGTTGAGATCATCTTTCTATGGTTATGGTAGAATTCCGGGAGTGTCTATTTTAATACACAGGGTTGGTAAAGGAATTTGGAATATTGCGAATGGGGTAGCACCAACGCAAAATATGGATCAAGAAAGGCATCAGAACGCAGCAAAAGCAGCTTATTTCTGGTTAAGCCAAGGTTTGACTTTACGTGAAATATTTGAACCAGCAATAGAAACTTGTCAGTGCAAGTACAATATAAAGATATAATTAACCTTTAAACTTGGATTGTTTTTGCAATCCAAGTTTCGAATGGAGATGAAATATGAAGAAGATAATGTATATTTTTTTTGAGAAACTAAAAATTTATACAATAAATTTTGTAATATTTTTTTTACTGGTAGAGATTTTTTTATATTTAATTTCATATTACGATATGAGATATGCTGATAGGGAAACTCTACATGGTGATTTTACTATAGTTGTATTTGATGATGAGACTTTTTATCCATTAAAGTTAAGCAAACTTAAGGATTTTCAAAAGGAAGATTTTTCTTTTATTTCTGCAAAGAAAGTTGATCGTAAGGAATGGGATGCTGGTGATGATACGCCGTCAAGCTTTTCATATAGTATAAAGAAAATCGAAAATGGTAATCAAATTGAAACTAAATTTAAAGATCCAGAGAGAACTGTCTGGTCTACTTATCAAGTTGTGGATAATAATATAATACCTATAAAATCCAGATTATATGCTTTTGATTATATACTGCTGGCGATGGTACTGGCTTTTCTGACAACCTATGGATTAAATAACATTAGAAGGTATATTAAATTAAATAAGGATAATTAATATTTTATTTAATACAAGTTAATTATATGGGATTAAAATTTACGAGCCGGTATATGGTTTTGATTATGATAAACAGGAATATATGATTAAAGTCTATAACCGTAGCAGGTACCGCTTTAGTTATAGCTGCTCAGGTAAACAGCTAACTAAAGTTACCGATGTTATGTGTAATGTTTGAAAGTATGGTTACGATAAAAATGGCCAGTTCAATAGCAAAACAAATCACGATGGCGGCGTCATCAAGATTGATTACGTCTTATCCGTATCAATCCGCATAATGGCCATGCGTAGTGGCTAAATAGGTGGGCGTAAAACATGGATTGGAGACAAATTAAGGAACACTGGTAGACGCTTTTCACCTTATTGGAGAGTATATGGCTCGTATTTATTTGGAGTGGAAATAGGTTGTAGTATCTCTTGTAGCTTGGATAAATGTTCATATACAAAATAGTGCTCATATTATGATAACTTTTTTAATTATATCTTTGATTTTAAATACTATAGTTTATAAGTCTATAGACTTAATCCATAAAAATAAATATTTAAATAAATTAAAAGACACAAGAAAGTATTTGTCAGACCAAGAGATTTTAGCCTTTTATACAAATAGTAAGCTATCTGAAATAAGTATATTAGAGTTATGGAATGAAGTTGCAACCAATTTTGATGTTCCCCCCGGCTATCTCAGACCAGAAGATCATCTGGCTGAGATGGGAATATTACAAATTAGTGTGGATCACCCAAAACTAGAAGATTTAACAGAAATAGCTATAGAACGAAAAAAATCATTAAATAAACCGATTGATTTGGAAAGCATTTCAACACTTGATGATTATATCAAAGCCTTTGCACTTAAAGCATAAACAAAAATTAAATAATACTTTTATATAGAGTAGAAAAGATTTTTACTCAATAAATAATATAATTTAAATAACTATTTGATAAATATTAATTATTAACATAAATTCTTTAACAAAATTTATTTTATAAATAAAATAAATATCATGATTTTATTTGTAATAATAATTTTGAAAAAGCTTATTGCTAACTAAAAGAAATATCACCTATTTAGCCAAAAAAACCAAATATCTTTAAAAGAAAATTTCTGATTATATAGCGGTAGCTGTTTTCATCGAAGTAGTAGAAAAAAATGAGGCGTGCTACCAAAAATATCAGCTGAAATTCGGTTGAAATTGGTTTGTTAGCTGAAAGAGACAGCAGCTTTAGTAGCGGATCCAGATAACTAACAACTAAAAACTAACCAAATACAAGGGTCATAACATGCAAACAAAAAACACCATACGACCCGGGAACAGCTTAAAAGACCGGCTGTTCCGGGCAATCAGCTACATCCTTATGCTGGTCATAGCACTGCCACAAACAGCCTATGCCCGCATAACAAACAATAGCCAAAAAATATCCGGCGTAAGTAATGCAAGTGTCAGATTACCGAATACCGAGTACACCGAAAACACCATAGACATGCGCGTGAAAGTATTAGGTGGCGAAATTAAACTCAACCGTACCTGGGAAAACGGACGCTGGTATCTCAATCCCGCATGGGCAGAACTACGCTTCGTACTTGATCCACTTGATAGCAGCGTCAAAACCATCGACCGTGCCGGTACCCTGTACCAGCGTAGCGGCGACGCCGACCTATATAGCTACAAACAAGTCACAATCAAAAAAACCGACAGCGGCTGGCGCTGGACCGATCCGCAAGGCAACTGGATAAACTACGACAGCAAAGGACGGCCATTAGCCTATGGCAATGCCAGCAACATCCAAGTCAGCTTTGAACTCGATAAAGATGGCCGACGTACAGCCATCAAAGACCACAACGGCGAACTGGTATACAGCCTGAATTACGATAACCAAGAACACCTAATCAAAGCCACCGACCGCAGCGGGCGCAGCGTGAGCTATAACTGGTCAGGAGATCGCCTAACCCAAGTTACCGACGTCATGGGTAACGTGTGGAAATATAGTTACGACAACAACGGCCAGCTCACCAGCCGTACCGATCCCGATGGCGGCGTCACCAAAATTGATTACGTCTTGTCCGTACCCACCCGCAGAATGGCCATGAGCAGCGGCAAAGCCGGAGGCGTTGTCTCGCAAAGTGCCGTAGTCAGCACCGGCGCAGCCGATCATGAAAACAAACTGGCGCGCGTAGGTAAAATTACAGCGCAGACTGGTGCCGTAACCGTATACAACACCGAATACAATCGTGTTAACAAACAATACACCATTACCGTTACTGATCCACTCGGTATTAAAACAGTAAATGTATTTGATTCACAAGGTCGCCAGTTATCGAAAACTGTTAATAACGAACTTAAGCTGCGCTATGAACAGGATACTGCTACCAATCAGGTAAAAATTTTTAATGAACGTGGTATTGCAACTATTGTTCAAAAAGATAGTGAAGAACGTCCAATCAAAATTATTGCAGCAGATGGCAGCACAGAAAATTACCAGTACAACACTAAAGGTATGTTAACTAAGCATATCGATGCTGGTGGTAATGTAACTGAATTGCAATATAACGATCAAAATAAAGTAACTCAAATTATTCAGGCGAAAGGAAAACCAGAACAGCACATCATATCGTGGGAGTATGATCAGTATGGTCAAGCTAATGGCATAAAATCTGGTAAAAAGCAGATAATAAATTTGCAACAAACCTTGGATAAATATGGAAATATTAGCAGTTACACCGATGCAAACGGCAACACCTATCAGTTTACCCATAATGTTCAGGGACAAGTAACCAGTGTTAAAACACCAGAAAATAATATCTGGCAGTTGCACTACAATGCAGCTGGTATTCCCGAGCAAGCTATCGATCCACAAGGGCGGATAACAAAATACACCAGTGATGCTTTAGGACGGATTACCAAAATAACCGATCCACTGGGTAATACCACCAGCTACAGCTATCAGTACAATAGTCAGGGCTGGCAGATAAAAGCTACCGATGCACTGAATCAAACCTACACCTATAACTATGATCTGGTTGGAAAGCCCGTCAGTGTTATATCACCGTCTGGTTTAGAAGTTAAACAAAACTATGATAAACAGGGCAGACCCAAAAGCCAACAAGATAGTGCCGGAAACATCACATCCGTAGAGTATGGCAACAAAGGCAGTGGTCTGGACGGCCTGATTGTTAAAACCCTGTATCCAACCTACACCGAAACATATAACTACAATACCATAGGCCTACCCACCAGTGTCAGTCAGGTACTGGATAACAATATCAGTTTGATGACCAGCATCAGTTATAATGAGCAAGGACTGCCAGCTAGTATTACCAATCCCGATGGCAGTACTTTCATGGCTCGTTATGACGCCTATGGCAATATCATCAAAACCATAGATGCACTGGGTGGAGAAATCAGCAATAGCTGGGATGAAATGGGCAATCTGGAGAGTATTACTGATCCAGGCGGCCGTAGCTACACATTCAGCTATGACAACAATGGTAACCTGATTAAAGAAACAGGAGCATCAGGTAATCAGACAGAATATATTTACAACACTGTTGATCAGCTTATTGCTCAGAAAGATGCCAATGGTAACGAAATAAAGTATCAATATGATCAAACAGGCAACCTGATTGAAGAAAGCTATTTTGCCAAAGGCCAAACTACTGCTGAACAGCGAATCACCTATAGCTACAACGATGCCGGCCAGCTTACCGGTGTGAACCAGAGTGGCGATACCCAAAGCAGCTTTAACTACATACTGGACAAACTTGGTCGCAGAATAAAAGAAACCATTACCTATCAGAGTAATAACCAAAAAATAAGCAAAGAATTAAAATATAGCTACGATGCTGATGGCAATCTGGCCAGCATTACCTATCCAGATAACAGCGTAGTTCAATATCATTATGCACAGGGACAACTGCAACAAGTACAGCTACCCAATGGCGAAAAAATAACTTGGGATAGCTATCGCTGGAATCAGCCTGAAAGCATTACCGCTCCGGGCAGTAAAATCAGCATAACCTATACCGCATTACAGCAGCCACTGAGCATACGGGTTACCAATGTAGATAACAAAATTCTGCTCCAGCGTGACTATCAGTACGACAAATCTGGCAATATTATTCAGAGTAATACTGAACAAGGTATTATCGATTATCGCTACGATGCATTGGATCGCTTAACCCAAATCAATCCGGATCAGAGCCTACAACAAAAAGGCTTACCGGTAGAATCCTATAGCTATGATGCCACCGGTAACCGTACCGGCAGTGCCCATCAGACAGGAGAGTGGCAATACAATAGCAATGGCCAGCTAACACAATGGGGCGCAGGTAAGCAGCAGACTGCACTGAGCTATGATGCCACCGGCAACTTAATTAGCGAACAGCTAAATGGCAAACAGCGCAGTTATCAGTACGATAGTATCAATCAACTGATCAGTATACAGGACGATGATACAGAAAAAGCACACTACCAGTACGACCCGTTTGGCCGCCGCATCAGCAAAACAGTAAATGGTGAAACTACCTATTACCTGTATAGCGATGAAGGCCTGCTAGCCGAGCTAGATCAGAATGGCACAATGCAGGTAGCGTATGGCTGGATGCCGGATACCGTATGGGGAACCAGCCCATTGTGGCAGGCCAGTCTGGACAATAACCAAACCTTAAAAAACGCAGACTATCACTACCTGATAACCGATTATCTGGGTACCCCGCAGTTGGCAGTAAATTCAAGAGGACAACAAACATGGAAAGGCATTGCCGATGCCTTTGGTAATACCCAACTGGATCCAGATAACCAGATTACCCTGAATCTGCGCCAGCCAGGACAGTATTATGATCAGGAAAGCGGCTTATATTACAACTTAGCCCGACACTATAACCCGCAAACAGGTCGCTATATAGAAGCAGATCCACTAGGTGTAATGGGAGGATTGAATCTGTATGGCTATGCCAATGCTAATCCATTGATGTATATGGATCCGTATGGATTATATGCATGGGCTCATTTTATTGATGACGCAAGTAATTTCTCTGCGGGATTTGGCGACGCAGTATGATTAGGAGCAACCAAATGGATTAGAAAAGAATATGATATAGGTAGTGTTGATGACTGTTCAGGTTGGTATAATGTAGGTCAGGTTGCCGGTCTGATGGTAGGCTTTAAATTTGTTGAAAAAGGCGTTGAAAAAGGCATTACTAAAGGCGCTGGGTATGTTGTTAAAAAGCTTTCTCCATACGTAACTGCATACAAAGCTGCTAAGGCTGCAAGAAAACCTATTGTTACAGCTGAATTAAAAATAGGTCGTAGAACATTTAAAGATTATAATCCAGGAGCTCGGGCTGCTCGATCAAAAAGAAAGGCTGATCCTAATAAACCAACTTTGATACGGGATAAAATAGGCGATAAGAAATCAAAAGATGGAAGACCATTTCCAAATAGTCATATGGGTAACGCACATGCAGAAGTAGGTGCATTACAACAGGCAGCGGATAAAGGCTTACTTAAAGGTGCTGATGCAGTTATGAAAGTGACAGGAAAAGATGTTTGTGGTTATTGTCAAAAGGATATAATTGCAATGGCACAAGCTTCGGGATTAAAGTCTTTAAAAGTGTATGCAAAAGAGAATAAAACTAACATACCAAAAATTTATGAATGGCGGGCTGGTATGGATAAATTTGATGTAAGAAAGGTGCAATAATGAAAGTTAAATTTGAGTTTGGTGGATTTAAATTAAAACAGCATAATCGTATTCAATTACCTTTTAAGACTGATCCAACAATAGATGATATAAATAGTTATTTAGATTTATTTTTATCAAATGATGGTGTTCTTGAATTAGAACAAAATGAAGAGGAAGGTAATATTCCTTTTAAGCTAACGCTTTATGCAGAAAATCAAAAATATCTGGTTATGTTTGGAAAATCAAATCCGGAAGTTGATGATGGCGTAGAAGTAAGAACTTTTTTTGATAAAACGCGTAAGCCGGGAGAAGTATATCTCTTGGGAGACTTATGGGATAATTCAATAATTACTGAAGATTTTTCTTTGGTCAGAAAAGCTTTTAATGAGTTTTATCTGACAGGAGATATTGACCAAAATATAGTGAGTTAATTTAAAAGCCTCGAATCATGATTCGGGGCTTTTTTACATAAATAGAATGAAGTTCTAATCCAAGAGCTCGGGCTGCTCGATCAAAAAGAAAGGCTGATCCAAATAAACCAACTTTGATACGAGATAAAATAGGCGATAAGAAATCAAAAGATGGAAGACCATTTCCAAATAGTCATATGTGTAACGCACATGCAGAAGTAGGTGCATTACAACAGGCTGCGAATAAAGGCTTAACTGAAGGTGCTGATGCAGTTATGAAAGTGACAGGAAAAGATGTTTGTGATTATTGTCGAAAGGATGTAGTTGCAATGGCAAAAGCATCAAAACTTAACTCATTAAAAATATTTGCAGAGACAAAAACAGCCTATAAAACATATGAATGGGAAGCTGGTATGGCAAGATTTAAGATAACGGAGAATCCAAAATGGTAAATAGATTTAAATTCAATGGACGCCTTTACGGTGAGGTATTTTATAATGACACAGGTATTGTTAACCTTAATCCGACAATAGAAGATATAAATAATTCTCTGGATTTATTTGTATCAAATAGTGGTGTTCTTTATTTAGAACAAAATAAAGAAGAAGGAAATATTCCTTTTAGGTTAACGCTTTATGCAGAAAAACAAAAATATCTGGTTATGTTTGGAAAATCAAATCCGGAAGTTGATGATGGTGTAGAAGTAAGAACCTTTTGGGATGATACACGTGCCCCTGGATTAATAAGTTTACAAGGTGACTTATGGGATAATAGAACTATAAGCGAAAATTTTAGTCTAGTCAGAAAAGCTTTTAATGAGTTTTATCTGACAGGAGATATTGACCAAAATATAGTGAGTTAACTTAAAAGCCTCGAATCATGATTCGAGGCTTTTTTACATAAACAGAGTCAAATTAAATGAAAAAGATTTGTAAATACCTCATAGTTAGTACAAAACTAATGTAGAAAATTATGCTACTTGTTCTAGGGTTTTATATTCAATTGGCGTCATATTATTTAGTTCCTCATAAGTTATTTACAATATTAATGATTAAATTTACTTAAACATTGAATGCAAGAAATATATATAATAAAAAATACGATAAAGAAGCATAAGCTGATACTTGTAATAACTGTAAAGCAACATGGGCGGAGGAAAATTTTAAATGAGTTATGAAGATTTAAATGCAAATTGGCGGCCTGACTTTGGAGCAATATTTTATTGGTTTTCAATGGATAAATCTGGAAAAATTGCGGTAATGGTGAATAACTGTTGGGGAGATTTACCCAAGGCACTTTTATCGAATCGTGATTCAATACTACTATTAGGATCTTTTATGGATTACATATTCGAGGATTCCGATAAGTTTAATCCTTCTTTGCATGATAAACATGGTGAGACGATTTTAGATTTATATTCAGGTCTTGTTTATAGGGCATATAAAAATAGAAAAGATGTTGAAGCTAGAGTAGCTAGTAAGTCAAAAGGTGGAAAACATTTTGATGAAAGTGTACCTGCAAGAAAAGGTTTGTTCTATTATGAAGCTATAGAAGGTTCCGAACCTGGTGAGGATTTTGTAGTCGGATATGATGGAGAAACCAAAATGGGGGATTATTTCAGAGAGTTTATACCTACAATTTGTTCTTCTATCGAAGATTTTCCAAAAGAATTGCGGCCAGCAATTGCTGTATCTGATACAGTTCATTTTACAAAAGATAGATTATTCGATAATGATAAAATCAGCGAGTATTTTCCTAGAATGTATAGTTAATGTATAGGTAAACCAAAAGCCCAGTTTAATACTGGGCTTTTTTTGTCATGGCAAACTAAAATTATTGTATATCTGAAAATATATATTGTTGAATAATAATTATTTTCAAATAATTGATCTTAAAAATAGATATTTAATGTTTAAGCTGATTAATATAATTTATTACTAAACGACACCAGCGAACTGGCCAGCTACCAATATGACCCGTTTGGCCGGCGTATCAGCAAAACCGTAAACGGCGAGACCACCTACTATATCTACAGCAGCGAAGGCCTGCTAGCCGAACTGGATCAGAATGGCAAAATGCGTGTAGCGTACGGTTGGAAACCAGACAGCGACTGGGGTACCAGCCCCTTATGGCAGGCCAACCTGAGCGAAGGTCAGACCCTGAAAAATGCCAGTTATCACTACCTGATAAGCGACCATCTGGGCACCCCGCAACTGGCCATAAACAGCCATGGAGAACAGAGCTGGAAAATCAATAGCGATGCATTTGGCAACAGCGAACTGGACGCAAACAACCAGATCACCATGAACCTGCGGTTTCCGGGACAGTACTACGATGCAGAGACAGGACTGTCATATAACTACTTCCGAGATTACGATGCGAAGACTGGGCGGTATATCCAGAGTGATCCGATAGGGTTGGCGGGAGGAATAAATACCTATGGTTATGTAGGTGGGAATCCGCTGGTATACAGTGATCCGACTGGGGAGATTGCTCCGGCGGTAGTTGCAGGAGCAGGAGTTGCAACAGCAGGGATACGACTATGTGCAGCTAATCCAGCTTGCAGATATCTGGCAAAAGAAGCAATCAGATGGGGCATTAGATGGGGTGCTAAAAGTTTAATTACACCCCCAATATTTAATGATAGATCAGATGATGACTGTAGAGATGAAAACGTAGAAATAAATGACGCAAGCAGCCATAATATAATAGGAGGGGCACCAAATCCGCCTGATCCTGATGATCAGGATAATGGAGAGGATAAACCTAAAGACTTAAAAAAAGTTGATGACAAATATCTTAAGCAAAGAGGTCATGATGCTCATGAAATAAAACAGGAATTTTTAGGAGACAGAGCAGAGATTAAACGCTATGATATATATGTCGATAAAAAATCTGGAAAGTTGCTTTTGACATTTATGGTGAACATTTTCAACCGAGTGCTATAACTGATCTTTTAAATGTTCTTCCAAATAGTACAATAATCAAGGGGATTGTTCCTGAAGGAAAAAATTGGCCAGCAGTAGAGACAAAATGGCGTATAGACACTGGTTATGAAAAATCAGACGATATTAATATTCAATTAAAAAAAATAATTGGTTTAATACAAGGTAAAGAAGATATTCTAAATCGAATAAGGTCTGAGCTAAATATAGATATGCTTTTTGATGTAGTTATTCGTTTGGAAAATGATGAATATCCTGTAATGCGGTTAAAACCCGATGTACTGAAATTCATAGCAAGTATCAGTGCTGATATAGATTTTAATGTATACTGATAAAAATATATATCTCACAATTTAGTAAATCAATTAACCCACTTTTTTAAAAAGGTGGGTTAATTGATTGTTGCTATGTTGAAATAAATAATGCAAATATAGGAGGAGCACCTAAAATTTGCCTGACCCTGATGATGATAAATATACAGACTATAAAAAGGAATTAAGAAAAGGAGATAAAATTGATTTGAAAAGATTTAATCAAAGACTAAAAAGTGGCGATTATACTGACCCGAAAACAGGATGAAAAATTTCACCAGATAAGGCTAGAGATAGGGGACATGGTGGAAGTTATTGGAAGCTATATAATAAAAAAGGTGTTAGAATTGGCACACTTAGTAAAGAAGGGAAATATTTAAGAGAATGAAAAATGCAATTGATAAATTAATAAAAATTGATTTTCAAAATTTTGATTTCTTATTAAAAGATTATTTTATTTTTAGTATCTCTATTTTTGATCACATTCTGAATGAAGAAGAATATATTAATGCATATTTAGTCTCTTATGCAGATACTAGAAATAATATAGAGAAGAAAATTCTATTTAATAAAATCAAAAGAAAATTTGTTTTTATATATAAAATTTTGTTTAAATTATCAAAAGGAAATGTAATAGCTATAATTGATGAAAGACCTAGGAAAATTGAATCGTTTAAAAATTATATGTACTTAATAAATAATATTCTTAAAGAAAAAAACTATGTATACTGACTTACTCATCATTGGGTTGTATCACTACTACTGGATATGATTTAACACACCAATTTTTGATTCAAAAAAACAAAATTTTATTAAAAAGAAAAATTGAAAGGATAGTAAAAAAGATCGGGTTAAACATAATTAAATATTAATTTAATATATAATTATTAATTTTTATAAATATTGATAAGTAAGTATAACGGGAGACAAAATGAATTATCCAGATGGTAATGAAATAAAGGTAGCAGATATACTTAGTTTAGAAGGAGGGATGACTGGTATAGTATTATGTTCTTTTGATTCAAAAGATTATCTTCCTGAATTTAATTATGAATCATGGATAGATATATGTAAAACTGGAATAATGGTAGATTCTGATGTTGCCGGTTTAATTCATTATTCTGAACCAAACCCTGAGTTCGAATTATTAGAAAGAAAAATGTTTTAATAGATTAAATAGATGTATATTTAGTTAAGAATTAAATATAATTATCCCGTAATATTTACTATATTGCGGGATAATTTTTAAATACTTAATTTAAAGTTGAAAATTTAGCTACAACGCAGCCGAACGCCTGAGCAAAGTCAGCAACGACACAAGAGAAATAGCCAGCTACCAATACGACCCGTTTGGCCGGCGTATCAGCAAAACCGTAAACGGTGAGACCACCTACTACATCTACAGCAGCGAAGGCCTGCTAGCCGAACTGGATCAAAATGGTGGATAGGCTACACTAATTCATACAACTTTTTTAGGGGGTAAGGTAAGCTTAACTCTAAAAAGGAAAAAATGATGTATCAACAAAAACGCGTACGACGCTCTTTCAGTGCTGATTTCAAAGCACAAATGGTTAAACTTTATCAGTAAGGAAAATCGCGCAGTGAATTGGTCAAGCAATACGATTTGACACCTTCCGCTTTAGACCGCTGGATAAATCAATCTAGTAAAAGCGGTTCTTTTAAGACCAAAGATTATCGCACGCCAGAAGAAAATGAACTGATTGCTTTACGAAAAGAGCTTAAGCAGCTACGGATGGAAAACGATATCCTAAAGCAGGCTGCACTGATAATGGCACGAAAATCAAAATCCTGAAAGCAAACCAGCATCGTTATGCTGTAGTGGCATTATGTCGCTGCTTAGGGATATCCAGACATTATGCCTATTATCAGTGCAAAACCACTAAACGGAAATTGGTTGCCCATTACGCCGATAAAATATTGACTATTTTTAAACGCAGCTATCAATCCTATGGAACCAGACGCATTCGTTTTGCTTTACAACAAGCAGGTATCAGTGTTTCTCGTCGTTACATTGCCCGAGTAATGAAGTCGCTATCATTGGTATCAAAGTATACGATTAAACGTTATCGAGGATATCAGACAGCAAGCAATAGTGCAGCCACAGCTAATCGTTTACAACGCCAGTTTGATGTAGGCACCAAACAGCAGATTGTAGTGGCAGATTTAATCTATATTCGTGTTAACCATTGCTGGAATTATTTATGTGTACTACTGAATTTATCTAACCGGCAGATTGCCGGTTATCGTGTTGGAAAACGTAAAACAGCAGATTTAGTGATGTGTGCATTAAGCCAGATTAAGCAACCGCTGTCATCA